AATAAAGTTAACCCAATTGCAACATTCCCTGGAACAGGAGTTGTAGTATACGGACAGAAAACATTACAAACTAAAGCTTCTGCACTTGATCGTGTAAACGTTCGTAGATTGTTAATCCAACTTAAGTCTTATATCTCTCAAGTAGCTCAAAACTTGGTGTTTGAACAAAACACAATCGCTACAAGAAACCAATTCTTAAGCCAAGTTAACCCTTACTTAGAATCAGTACAACAACGTCAAGGTTTGTATGCGTTTAAAGTAATTATGAACGATAGCAACAACACAGCTGATGTAATTGATAGAAATCAGATGGTAGGTCAGATTTATATTCAACCTACTAAGACTGCAGAATTCATTTACTTGGATTTCAACATCTTACCAACAGGTGCTACTTTCCCAGCGTAATTTTTTAAAAATTGAATATTTATAACAAAATAATAATATAGCAAAATGGCAGTATTAAATCCAAACGAAATATTTTTTACAGCTTTTGAACCAAAGCAAACCAACCGATTCATTATGTATATCGATGGTATTCCTGCTTACGAAATCAAAGGTGTAGGTGCTGTAAACTTAACCCAAAGCTCAGTAGCTCTTAACCATATCAACGTTCAACGTTTTGTTAAGGGTAAAACAACTTGGGGTACTATTCAGTTTACATTATTTGATCCAATCACTCCTTCAGGTGCTCAAGCAGTAATGGAATGGGTTCGTTTGCATCACGAATCAGTAACTGGTCGCGATGGTTATAGTGATTTCTATAAGAAAGACTTAACATTCGATGTATTAGGACCTGTAGGTGATATCGTATCAGAATGGATCTTAAAAGGCGCTATGATCACAGATGCTAACTTTGGAGATTATAACTGGGATGATGATGGTACTGCTGTTAACATTACAATGACAGTTCAACCTGATTATTGTATCTTGAACTTCTAATCAATAAAAAATAATTACAAAAGAGCTCGCAATTTTTGCGAGCTTCTTTTTTTCTCATATATTTATATACGACAATTAAGTTATTAAAAATAAAAATTTATGAGCGAATTTAAGTTCCCAACAGAAACAATTGAATTACCTTCTAAAGGTATTGTTTATCCTGAATCTAATCCTTTATCTTCTGGTCAAGTTGAAATGAAATACATGACCGCTAAAGAAGAGGATATTATTACAAACCAATCATATATTCAAAAAGGTGTTGTAATTGATAAACTATTAAAATCACTTATTGTTAGCCCTATTGATGTTGATGATTTGATTGTAGGCGATAAAAATGCTTTATTAGTAGCTGCTCGTGTGTTGGGTTATGGTAGTGATTATACTTTTGATTATTTAGGTAAAGAATATACTGTAGATCTTTCTACATTAGAAAATAAACAAATTGATGAGTCCTTATTTGATAAAGGAAAAAATGAATTTGAATTTACTTTACCCCATTCAAAAACTAAAATCACATTCCAATTAATGACAGATAGATTAGAAAAAAAGATTGAAGCTGAATTAAAAGGATTGTCTAAAATTAATAAAGAAAACCTCCCTGAAATGTCAACTAGAATGAAATATCTTATTCTTTCTGTTGGAGGTGAATACGATACAAAATATATTCGTGAATTTGTAGATAATGGGTTATTAGCACGTGATGCTAAAGCACTTCGAGACTATATTCTTAAAATCCAACCAGATGTTAATTTGGTTTTTGATCGAGAAACATTAGATGGAACTTTAGACGAAACAGAAATTCCTATTACGGCAAACTTTTTTTTCCCTAACTGATTCGGAAGCAGCCGAATATAGAAGACTACTTTATAGTCAAATCCATGAAATGGTTTTTTATGGAAAAGGTGGATACGATTGGAATACAATTTTTAATATGCCTATATGGTTAAGAAAATTTGTATTTTCTAAGATTATGGAACATTATGAAGGTGAAAAAAACCAATCCAACACTAATAATGTCCAGAAATCTATCGATGCGATGAAATCAGCAGGATTTACTAAAGAAAGTTTACAAAATCAAAGAGCTCAACAAACTCCACATTATGTTACAAAGGCATCCAAAAAGTGATGCCTTTTAATATTTATAACATATAATCAATATTAAATGGCTAAAGTAACATTAGAACAAATTCAGGCAGCTATTGATCAAATCAATAAGTCTATAACTGGCAATGCTGGGAAGATTAAATCTTCAGCTGCTGACTTTGTTAAACAATTTAATAGTGCTGAAGATGCCGCTAGAAGTTTAGAGACTACTATGAAGGGTGTTCGTCAAGAAATACTTGAATCGAGTACTGGATTAGATGATCTTAAATCTAGATTTAATGATATTGGAAAAGAACTTAACAAACAAGATACTGCTTATAAAAGCATGAATAAAAGTTTTGGTAAGTTACGTAGTTATGCTGAAGATTTATCTGATATACAATATGATTTAGCTGCTAGTTCTTTAAAAGAAACTCGATCATTAAAAAATAAAGTTAATCTAGAATTTAATAGATTAAAAAACCAAGCTAAATATCTTCAACAACAAATTAGTAGTGGTGAACTTCAAGGAGAAGAATTAACAAAAGCCCAAGAATTACTACAATTCTCTATAGATAAAGTTAAAGTTTTAGAAGATCAAGTTGGTTATCAAGATCAATTTAATAAATCTATAGACGAAACATTTAAAAGACAAAAACGAGTTCAAAATGCTTTAGGTATTACAGGTAAACTAATAAGTGGATTAGGAGGTTTATTAGAAAAAGTAGGTTTTGGAGATTTTAGTGAAGAAATTAATATGGCTAAAGAGCAAATGGGTTCTTTAGCTGTTGAAATAACAAATAACGGAGAAAAAGCTGCTGGTTTTATGGGAACTATGAAAGTAGGTCTCGTTGGATTAAAATCTTTAGGTAAAAGTATAGGAGCAGCATTATCAGATCCATTAGTTATAATTACTATTTTATATAAAACTATCAAAGGTTTAATAAACCTGATGAGTGAGTTTGCTAAAGGAGTATCTGATGTAGGTAAAGCTTTTGGTATAGCAGGACAACAAGCCCAAGATACTTATCAAACAATTAGAGAAACTCAAGACCTATACCATTTCCCAGAAGAATTATTACAAGGTCAACAAAAATATAATGAAGCAGTAGGTTTTAATTTAGCTTACAATAAAGAAAATGCTGCTTTAATGCAGGATTTAACTCAATATCTAGGTTTATCTGATCAAGCAGCTGGACAATTAGTAAGACGTTCTAGAATTTTAGGAGTAGATTTTAAATCCATGGATAAAAGCATGGCTAAAATTACTACTCAATTTAATAAACAAAATAAAACAGCCGTTCCTTATGCTAAAGTTTTAGAAAAAGTAGCTAACGCTTCAGGTACAACTTTATTTAATATAAAAGGTGGAGAAGCAGGATTAGCTAAAGCTGCTGCCACCGCAGCACGATATGGTCGAGAAATGAACGACATTAAAAATGCTGCTGAACAATTATTAAATTTTGAAGATTCTATAGGTGCTGAATTAGAAGCTGAATTATTCTTAAATAAAGACCTTAATTTAGAAAAATTAAGATATGCTGCTCTTACAGGAGATATTACAACTCAGGCAAAAGAGCAAGAAAGATTAATTATGCAAAACTGGAAAGGGTTAAAAGGAAACGTTTTAGCCCAACAAGCTTTTGCTAAATCTATAGGAATGTCAGCTGATGAAGTAGCTAGAATAGCTGAACAACAAGAAATTGAACGAAAACTTACACCTCAACAAAGAATAGAAGCTCAAGCTACCGCAGAATTACAAGCAAAACAAGCTAAAGAAGCTGAAACTTTTAATAGACAATTAACTCTTGCTATTAATTCGTTAAAAACAGCATTATTACCTTTAGTTCAAGCTATTACTCCTTTCTTCCAAGCTATGGCTAAAGCTATGGCTGGAATATCCTCAGCTTTAGGTGGTACTACAGGTAAAACAATTCTTAAAATTTTAGGATTTGCAGCAGGCGGAGCATTAGCTATTAAAGGACTTCAAAAACTTAAAGGAGCATTTTCTGGTGGTCTTGTAGAAAGTACTCAAGAATTTATAGGAGGAGATAAACCTGGAACTAAACAAAGAAGTTTTCTTGAAAAACTTTTAGGTGGAAAAGGTACTTTAGGTGCTTCAGCTTCTAATCCTATGTATGTTTACGTAGTTAACCAAGGTGGTGGTGGAGGTGCAGGAGACATTTTAGATATGTTTGATAGTAAAAAAGGTGGTAGTTTAGGAAAAGCTCCTAAAGCAAGCTTTTTGAAAAAATTAAAAAATCCAAGAACAATGCTTAAAGCTTTAGCTCGACAAGGAGGAGCTACAGCTGGAAAAATTGGTTTTAAATCATTAGCTAAAGGTTTAGGTAAAGCTGCACTTAAAGGTGCTGGTGGTCTTGGTAGTATTGCAGGAGGAATAGCCCTAGATTATGCCTCAGAATCTCAATTACAAAAAGCAGCTGAACTTGATAAAAAAGCAAAATTTGCTACTGATAAAATTGTAAAAAAAGAATTAGAAGAAAAAGCAGAAAAAGCTAAAACTTTAGGACAAGCTGCAAATGTTGGTAGTGCTGCTTTAACTGGTGCTGGCCTTGGAGCTACAATAGGTGCTGGATTTTTTGGTATAGGTGCTGTACCTGGAGCCGCAATTGGTGGTATATTAGGGGCTGGATATGGTTTACTTTCAAATACTTTTGGAGGTGAAGAAGAAAAAGAAATGGCTATTGGAGGTATAGTAAATAAACCTACTAAAGCACTTGTTGGTGAAGCAGGACCAGAAGCCGTAATTCCTCTTGATAAATTCTACGCTAAATTAGATGAATTAATCGCTGTTGTTAAACAAGGAGGCGATGTTTATTTAGATGCAACTAAAGTAGGTACAGCAATGGCTGTAAGTACTTATAAAGTTCAATAATTTTAATATTTATAACAAAAATACAACTATGGGATTATTAGATTTACTCAACAAAGGATCACAATTAACTCAATGGGATGGTAAAACTCCAACATCATATGATGGTGCTTCTCAATACCAACAAGATTTAGCTGTATCACAGTTAGATTTGGATGGTAAAACACCTCTTGCTTATGATAGACTTACTCAATACCAAAAAGGTTTAGCTGCATCTCAATTAGATTTAGACGGTAAAACTCCAGAGCAATACCTCGACAACCTACCAGGATAATGCCTTTAATTAATTTAAAGACTGACCTTACGTCCCTGCGATATGGGAAAGATACTCTTGGTGGAGGGTATAGTGGGCAACCCTATATTCAAACTCCAATTCCTGATGACTTTAATAATTTAGGAGCCAACCAGGATTTTGTTTTAAGAGGAGGTATTAATGCTGTAACAGATTCTCTTACAGATATTAAACGTTTAGGTAAAATGTTTATAGACACTAAATCACCAAATGGTTTATTGTTTATAGCAAAACAACAATTATTATCTCGCACAGCTCCTCGCACTCAAACAAGTGGTATCTTAAATGAAGGTATTTATTCACCTTTAAATACATTGGCTCAAGCCGGTGTAGTAGCGTTTGGTGGTCATTTAAATAAACAAGGTTTAAATCCATTTGCTGAAACTGGAGCATATGCTTATAGCAATCTTAATTTATATCAAAACAGAGTAAAACAAACTCAAGACCCTAGTTTAAATAGATTAGTTACTCTTTATACTGATACTACACAAAATCTTACTACTAATAATTTTGGTTTTGTAAGAGGAACATCTATAAACCCAAATGCTAGAGTAGGTAAATCATCAAACCCAGTTATCATGCAATATACTGGTGGACCTGATGCACCTTTAGGAATTGGAAATACTATTATAAGATTTGCTGATCAAAGAACAGGAGATAATAATGCTATTAAAGTTAGTAATCCTGATTATTTCTATGGTAAGGGCTCATTTTCAGTTAATGATGACAATAAACAAGTTGGTGGTTTACAAGTTTCTGCTGTAAATAAACCTTGGATTAAAGGTGATTTATATGATTTACCACTTAATAGAACTAGTATAAATCTTAATCCAACTGCTAGTTTATTAAATATCCCTAAAGGACCTTCAACTTGGACAAAAAATGTTATAGACGGAATAAACTATACTGAAGATGGTAGAGATTTTCCTAAATATGATATTGCTAATGCAACAGGTTCTAACACTATTAAAAATGAGTATGAAAAAGAAGGTAAACAACTTATTCCTGGTTTAAATAGCTATAATTTTAATAATGAGTATCAAACTCAAAACCAAACAGGTTATTTAAATCCTTTATATACAACTAATAAACCTTACTTTTTTGGTAGTGGAAGTGCTAAAATTGTTACTTCTGGGGATTATCTTAAAAATATTATAGGATACGGTGTCTCAGGAAAATATAATAGACTTACTACTGGATCTTTAGAAAATCCATATAATGAACTTGGAATTTTACAAGCAGGATTATTTTGGTTTAATGTTTATGAACCTGCTATTGAAGGAAATACTTGGCCTAAAAATTCAGACTTAATTCGTGCTAATAATACTTGGACTTATAACCAAGAAGATCTTATTACGGCCCCAGCAAACCAAGGAAGTTTATCTCCATCAATTCAAGATTTTAGAGCTACTTTAAGATCAAAATTAGGAGGATTAAAAGATAAAAATGGTAGAACTTCTGAACAAAGTGGAGCAACAGCTAACTCTTTAAATTATTCAGGATCTAATGCTGGTAATATAGAAAAAAGAGTTAATCTAGGAGACCCAGGACAAAGAGCAAATAAAAGTTATGCTAACTATGCGAACGGAGTAATAAACTTATCAACTGGAGAATCTCCATATCCTAATTATAATGTTCCTGGAATTGGAAGCACTACTGAAGGTGCTGGTTTAGATAGAATTACATCTTTACCCCTATATCGTAGTGATAGTGTAACAACAGCTCGTGATGCCGCAAATGATTTAGTAAAATTTAGAATTGCGGTTATAGACAATAATAGTCCTAATTTTAAAACATTTATTCACTTTAGAGCATTTTTAGATTCAATGAGTGATTCTTATAATGCCCAGTGGAATAATTTCCAATATTTAGGAAGAGGAGAACAATTTTATACTTATGGTGGGTTTACTAGGACTATTTCATTATCTTGGACAGTTGCCGCTCAATCAAAGCAGGAACTTATCCCAATGTATAAAAAATTAAATTACCTTGCTTCAACATTAGCCCCAGACTACAGCCCTAATAATAATGGTGCTGGGGGTTATATGAGAGGTGTTTTATGTCAATTAACAGTTGGTGGATATGTTTATGAACAACCAGGATTTATTACATCTTTAACATATGATGTACCAGCTGAATCACCTTGGGAAATAGCAATTGGTGAAAATTTTGATACAGAAGAAGGAGCAACAACTTTGCAAGGTGATAGTAGTGTAAAAGAATTACCTCATATAATTAAAGTTACTGGATTTAGCTTTACACCAATCCAAAACTTTATTCCTAGATTGCAACAAAATACTTATGGTAATTTTGCTCAAACATATGGTCCTGAAAGATATATAGCTTTAAGTAATGGAGCTAACAATAACTACAGCAGTTAATGAATAGATATCAAAACATACCAAAAACTAAAATTCAAGGAAATCTAGTATATAGAACATCAAGATATCCTGAGGTACCTTTATCATCAAATGATATCTACGTCTATACAACTCAAGGAGATAGATTTGATACTTTAGCAAATCAATTTTACAATGATAGTTCTTTATGGTGGATTATTTCTATAGCTAACACTAACACAGCAGGAACATCTTTACCCAGTAATTTACCCCAAAACAGTTTAGTAATTCCAGAAGGAATACAAATAAGAATCCCAGCTGATTATGCCAGCGTAATAAGAGAATTCAATTTAATAAACGCCTAATATGAATATAGTAGGAGAAGGTTTTCCAGACGAAATAATTAACCAAATTGACCAAAGACAGAAAAAACTTGGTTCAGCTAATAGAACTAATCAAGAATTAACTTGGATGAATTCTAAAACTGGTTGGGTTAGACTAGTTTCTTCAGTTAATGTAACTCAAGCAGGAATTAGAGATTTACCTTATACAGGAGATGAATTAGCAAAAAACTTTATTTTATTTAACGGAACTACTTCTACAATAACAGGTCCCCGTGCCGGGGTTTGGCCTGGAGAAGGTAATTTTAATAATTATGCTTATGGTTTAGGGGGTACAGAATTTGGATTACGTCCAATGCCTGGTATTTCATATGCTGAAACAAAAAATGAAAACCGAGGT